CCGGCGCGGATGACTCAGCTTGTCGCGGACAACCGACTGCTCGCCGAATATATGAAGGCGTGCCGGGATGAACTGAAATACGGCTGTACCTTCGCCACGCTGTCAGCGGACGACGCTATCGGCTGCCGGATCCGGTTCCATTCACCGGAGACGGCGTCTGCGGTCTGGGACGGCGCGAAGGGGCGAGTCGCTTACGGCCTTGCGGTCATCGCCAAAGCGAGCGATAAGCGCCGCGACGACTACGACGTCCCGACGATGGTGAACTATTACAACGACGACGCCATCTGGCAGATCCGGCGCGTCGATAAAACATGGGAAGCGGAGCGCCACCCGCACGAGATGGGGCGTCCGCTTATAGAGCCTCTCGTCTATAATGCCACAAGCGCGAAACCGTTCGGAAGGTCGCGTCTGAAAGAACCGATAAGGCGTTTGATAGACGGCTACGTCCGAACGGTGGCGAACGCGACCATCGGACTGGAGTTCAGCACTTCGCCGCAGAAGTATCTGCTGGGCGTGACTGATGACCAGTACGACGCGCTTGTGAACGACAAGTTCCGCGCTTACGTCGGCAGTCTGATCGCCGCGACGCCGAACCCGGAAACGGGCTCGAACCCGCAGTTCGGTCAGCTCGCGCAGGGGACGATCCAGCCGCACGTGGACATGATGCGTATCCTTGCGACGCAGTTCAGCGCCGCGACGGGCCTGACCGTGACGGACGTGGGCATTGTCAACGACGCGAACCCGACAAGCTCCGACGCGATCCTCGCGCAGAGTCAGACGCTGATACTTCTTGCGGAGCAGCTGAACGCAGGCAACGCGAACGGACTCCAGCAGATCGCCCGGATGGCGCTCGCAATCGCCCGGAACGTGACGCCGGATCAGCTTGACGAAAACGAGCAACAGATAGTGGCGCATTTTAAAAATCCGGCGATGCCGTCCGTCGCTTCGACCGCGGACGCGGCCATAAAGATCGCGTCGGCCCGCGAGGGCTTTGCCGATACCGACGTGTTCCTTGAGATGATCGGCTTCGATCAGGCGGACATCCGCCGTATCAAGGGACAGGAGGCAAGAGCGCGGGGACGTTCGCTGTTTCTTGAGATGACGCAGCCGGCGCAGGTGACCACCGAGGTGAACACGAATGATAATACCGCGAGCGGTCTGGCTGAGGTATAAGACGGCGCTGGCGGCGATCGATAAGCAGGCCGTCGCGGATATGGAAGCGTATCTGAAGGCTCTGGGCAGCTTTGACAAAATACCGTGGTCGGCTGTCGAGTATGCCTTCACTCTGACGGACGTTTACGGCGAAGCCGCCGGAGCCGCGGCGTGCGAGATGTATGACGCGGTCGCTTTTGCGTCAGGAGCAGACGTCAGACCGGCGGAAATGGCCGCATTGCCTACGATAAGGCAGGTCGCTGACGTTGTTATCGGATCGTTTAAAAACACGTCTGAAAACGTCGTACCGGGCGCTGTGGGGCGGCTTGTGAAACAGGTCGGCGCAGATACCGTATTGCAGAACGCCAAACGGGACGGCGCGGAGGCCGCGTGGATCCCCGCCGGCGACACCTGCGCTTTTTGCATTACGCTCGCGTCCCGCGGGTGGCAGAAGGTAAGCGGCAAGTCGATGAAGAACGGCCACGCGGAACACATCCACGCGAACTGCGACTGTACCTACGCCGTAAGGTTTGACCGCTCGACCCGCGTCGAGGGCTACGATCCGGAGGAATACCGGGCTATGTATGACAACGCCGAAGGCAGCGACTCGGCTGAAAAAATCAAGAACCTTCGACGGGAGCTGGAGCTGGGATGAAATATATCATCATGTGCGGCGGCAGATACGCTGCGTGGGAAAACCCGAAGCATCTGACCAAAGTCCTCGGAGAACCGATCGTCGCGCGGACGATCCGGCTGCTGAGAGAGGCGGGTGTGTATGATATCGCCATAAGCGCCACCGATGAACGGTTTGACGCATTCGACGTCCCCCGTCTGGAGCATTCAAACGAATACACCTTGCAAAGGCACGGCGAAGACGGCGTATGGGTCCGGGGATTCTATCCGACGGACGAGCCCGTGTGCTATCTGATGGGGGACGTGGTCTTCTCTCCTGAAGCGATAGAAAAGATCGTCGGAACGGAGACGGACGACGCGTTGTTTTTTGCTTCGACACCGCCGTTTTCACCGAAATACACAAAACCGTGGGCGGAGCCGTTCGCCTTCAAAGTCGTGAATCAGGCGAAATTCCGGCAGGCGATCAGATTCGTGGAGGCGAATGTCGATACCGGGACATTCCGAAGACATCCGGTGTCGTGGGAGCTGTGGCAGGTATATACCGGCGGTGACCTCAACTATATCGACTTCGGGACGATCACGCCGATAAACGACTACACCTGCGACATCGACACGCCGTCAGACGTGCCGGAAATCGAACGTATGATACGTTCGGCACAATAGCTATAAGGAGTCGACCGGCTCTTTTAGATAATCCCTACGCCGGGGGATAACGGCGGAATACGCGAAAGCGGAGGACAAACCAATGACTGATAACGATCAGGACAGACAGAACGCCGGGTCCGAACAGGGCGCGAAGACTTTCACGCAGGCAGAGCTTGAAGCCATCATCGGCGACAGACTGGCGCGTGAACGCGCAAAGTATGCGGATTACGAGACGCTGAAGGACAAGGCGGCGAAGTTCGACGAGGCGGAAGAAGCGAGCAAGACCGAGCTGCAAAAAGCTCAGGATCAGCTTAAAAACGTCACTGCTGAACTTGACAAACTGAAGAAGGAATCTGCCGTGAGGCAGATCCGTGACAAAGTCGCAACGGCAAAAGGCGTCCCGGCAAATCTGCTGAATGGCGCCACCGAGGAGGAGTGCGCGGCGCAGGCCGACGCACTGCTTGAGTTTGCCGGCGGCAAGAAAAAGTATCCGTCAGTCCCGGACGGCGGCGAAGTTCCGCCGGCGCAGGACGGCGGAGCCACAAAAGACCAGTTTTCCAACTGGCTCAAAGAAAATCTTTAATACTGGGAGGTATTAACCATGTCTGGTATCAACACCAACAGATCCAACATTGCGCTCCCGACCGCTGTGAGCGCTGAAATCATCCAGAAGACTCAGGAGGCGTCTGCCGTCATGGCTCTCGCCCGTCAGATCACTCTCCCCGGCATCGGTGTGACGATCCCCGTCATTGCCGGCGACCCGGAGGCGGCCTGGGTTGCTGAGACCGCCGCGAAACCGGTCAGCAACCCGTCCCTCGACAAAAAGGTCATGACTCCTTACAAGCTCGCCGTTATCGTTCCGTTCTCCGATGAGTTCGGCCGCGATTACGCCGCGCTGTATGAGGCTCTGCTTGCGAGGATCCCCGGCGCGCTCGCCAAAAAGTTCGACGCGACCGTTTTCAACGGCTCCGCGCCCGGCACCGGCTTCGACGTATTCACAAACTGCACCGCGCAGTCGATAGACGTTGACGCCAGCGGCAACGGTGGTTTTTATTCCGCTCTGGTCGGCGCAGACATTGACATCGCCGCTCATGACGGCGACCTTAACGGCTTCGCAATGTCTCCTCAGGCCCGCGGCGAGATGCTCTCCGCGCTTGACAAGGACGGCAGGCCCATCTTTATCAACAACGTGGCCGACGGCGCTGTGCCCCGTCTTCTCGGGCAGCCCGTGCTTTACAGCCGCGGTCTCTACTTCGCCGGCAACGCTTCCAGCGGTGCGATCGCAGCGAAACCCGACGTGATCGGCTTCGCCGGTGACTGGACGAAGGCTATGTACGGCACTGTCGAGGGCGTCAAGATCGACATCAGCAATCAGGCCACACTCACCATCAACGACAGCGCCGTCAATCTGTGGGAGCACAATATGTTCGCCGTCAAGGCCGAGATCGAGGTCGGCTTTGTCGCGGATACCGCTTGCTTCAACAAGATTGTCAGGACGCACGTCTAAACCGTGAAAATACTGATAGCCGTGCCGACGTTTGAAACGATCGAGCCGGAGGTATTCAAGGCGATTTATAATCTCAAGGATTGCGGACACGATCTGACCTTTGACTTTGTCAAGGGCTATGATTGCGCCGTCGCTCGTAACGAGATCGCCAAGCTCGCGCAGATGGGCGGATATGATTACGTGTTGATGGTCGATTCCGACACGATCATACCGCCTGAGACGCTTGAGTATATGCTGGATCCCCCGGCCGACGTTGTCCTCGGCGTCTGCCCGCGTAAGAACACGAAGGACGGAAAGACCGCCATCATCAAACGGGGCTCACAGGGATATCACGACAGCTACCATTACAGCGATCTGCCGGAGACCCGGACGCCCGTCAAAGGCGGCGGGTTCGCCTGCGCGCTGGTAAGAACGAACGTATTCACACGGCTTGATCCGCCGTGGTTCCAGTATGTCACCAACGCCGATACGTCGACGCTGTCAGAGGATTATTACTTCTGCCAGAACTGCGCGACGATGGGTGTGACGGTCCATGTGGAACCGCGCGTCAGATGCGGACATCTGGCACGGTACTATCAGTACGAGTGAGGTGAGCGAAATGGTGAAGTTTATCAACCGGCTTACCGGGAATCCGATGTATGTTGCGGAAGACCGCAAGGATGAGTATCTGGCGGCGGGTCACAAGCTCGCCGGCGGAGCCGTCCCGGAAGCAAAGCCGAAGAAAACGGCGGCAAAAAAGACGCCGAAGAAATGAGGTGAGCGCTATGGGGTACGCAACGATTGAAGACGTCGCAGCCGGATTCAGACCGCTGACGGCGGACGAAGACTCAAAGGCCGAAGCGCTCATAGCGGAAGCCGCGACCATCATCGACGCTTACGCTCTCTACGCGGAACCGGACGCGAAGCGGGTTGTCACCTGTAACATGGTCCGCAGGGCTCTTGCCTCAGGCGAAGGGATCCCGCTCGGAGCGACTCAAGGCACGGTCTCTGCGGGCGGGTATTCCCAGAGCTGGACGGCATCCAGCGGCACGGGCGAGCTGTACATCGGCAAGCTCGACAAGCGGCTGCTCGGCATATCCAACAAAGTCGGGATCGCGTCTCCCTATAACGAGGTGGTCGTATGATCGTGGGCACCAACTGCGAGCTGTACCGCGTGAGCGCGGACGGTATCGACCCTTTTGGAGCTCCGACCGGGGCTCCGGAAAAATACGCCACCATCGTCAATGTGCTGGCGGCTCCGGTCAGTTCCGAAGACAACGCTACGGCGGAGCAGCTTTACGGACGTGCTGCGACTTACGAGCTGTGCTTTCCGAAGGCAGTCACGCAGGAAGACCTGCAAGGCGTCCTCGCCGGCGGTTTTGTCAAACTTCCGCTGCTGTCGGGCTTTGAGTTCGACCC